ACGTTCCTGGTACTGGCGAATAGCGGACTGTCGAGTCTCATCGAGACGCTGCTTGAGCCAACTCGGTTCTACGGCTGGTGCTCCTGTCGCTGGAGCGGGCGATCCTGTATCGAATGTCGCTGCTACAGGGGCAGCGGGTGCAGCAGGCGCTGCTGCGGGCGATGCTGATGGTGTCGCGTCAGCCTGCGGTGCGGGGATAACGTCTGACATTGAATCCTACCCTTGTTACGCGGTTAGGTGCCGCGATGGATGTAACGCCGGATGACGCTACCTTCGCTCGGATGGAGCGAAACTTGCTGGTGAGAACCTCGTGAGGCTTAGCGGGGGCCTTGGTTCTGACCGAATTGCTTGTTCCCCTTCGGTTCAGACGGGGAACCCGAGTTCTGATTACTGTTGGCCATGGCACGAGCCCCGCCTTGTGGTTGGGGTCCTTGTCCGCCGGGTTCTGCTGGTTGCCCGTCTGGACCCATGGGGGGCGCAAGCATGGTTTGAAGTTCCTGAAGATGCATCACAATGAATTGCTCGAATTCTGGTCGCTTCATGAGAATTCCGCGCATCTTATCCGTGTTGAGCCACTTGATCCGCTCATTCCAGTGGATTTGGATGTCGTGCCACGGCTTGACGACGAGCGGAGGCGGTCCCATCGGCTGTTCCACCCACCGCTCGAATGCATCTTGCACCTGAAGGGCGGTCTGGACATGGAAATTGAGTGCCGGGACGAGATCAGTGAGCCCAAAGTTCTGTAACAGGGCGTAACGCTGGTCCGGATCCGCCGGATTCAGCAATCGGAGCTGATTTGCCTGCTCGATCGCGGCCCGTTTGCCCAGGGCGGTCTTGGGCATGTTGGATCCGTCCTCGATTTGGACGGAAATCTGGCCCTGGAGCTGCGCATTCTCGAAATGCTGGAACGTATACCCGCGATTGGGGCCAATCACAGCCCATGTGCGCTGATTCGGTCCGAATTGGCGTTCGAGTTCGATGGCGACCGAAAACCATGCCCGGTACATCTCGCCACGGGACTGGAACACAGAGCCAAACCGCGACTGGGAGCGTTCGACGAGCAGCTGGAGGGCGCTAAACGCTTCAACGCCAGTCGGTTTCTGGCCCTTGATGATGTCGTAGGTGCCCGCAAGCTCCTCGATGTCCTTGAGAATCTGTTCCCGGTAGGCAAATAATGACTGGGGAATCTCGGCTCCGGGGACTCGCTCGGGTTTACCCTGACCTTGTGCAGCCAGGACGTTCCATTTGACGATAAGGCCAGGCTCTCCGGTCAGATTTTCGATACCGGCGTTCTCCGGGATGATCCAGATCGGGTTCGCCATACGCTGAACGCCCAGCATGACGAGCGAATCCAGCTGATTGAGCTGATCTTGCTTCTGAATCAGTGGGGCCAGCGCAGATCGGCCATACAATCGGCCACCCATGTGCTCGTACTGGGCATGGAAGAACGGGAACAACGGGTTCCCTTCGATGTCCTTATACGGCATTGGGCCAGGAATGCCTTCGTCTGGGGACTGAATCAAGATAGGATTCTTGTCTCCAGCCACACGAAGCACCAACCCCTCTGGAAACTCAGGAGTGGGCCGGAGCCACAGCTCGTATTCGGTCACACCCTCAACAGTATGTGCCCCGCCAGAGCCCAGATATGAGAAGTTCGTGCCAGATCCGATATCATTGGTGAGCGCCAACGACTTGAACAGCTGCAACGAGCGGTCCGTCGGGGACTTTTCCCAGACGATCTTATGGACGATGTCCGGATGGTTCGCTTCGTAGTAGTGCTTATCGCGCCACCGAAGCCGGATAATATACGGGATCTCGTCGAACCGGGTAATATTCGGCGGGAATGCGTACTCAAATGGGCTCAGTGCAGTCGTTTTTCCCTTGCCAAACGCGAGCCACTCACCAATCGGTTGGCCATCTGGACCCATGGCTTTGGCGAACTGTGTGCCACCGCACTGGGGGCATCGCTGGCCAGCCTGGACGATGTCCTGGGGCGAGAATACGGCTCCGCACGCCTGACACTGCTCGTGCGCGATAAACGTCTTGTTAAAGCGAGTGTCTTTATTCCAGCTGACCTGGAGACATGCGTTCCCAGTCGCAATAAGCCAGAAGTCCGCTTCCTTCATCACCTGATTCATGAGATGTTCCTGGTGAATCAGGGGCGAGAGCTGATCGGCGACCTCGGCGGCAGAGACGGATTGCGCGTCATTGCCAACAGGACGGGCCTTGACGGCAAGATTGATGGCTCCAAGGTTCGTGCGGATGGACTGCACGGTCTCAGCCATCTTGTTGCTCGTGACCTTAGGGACCCACTTCTGGAGGCGCTTATCGACCCACTCACGACGAGTCGGGTGGAACGTAATCCATTGCCGGTTCGCCACGTAGTACAAGTCACGGAGCCATTCGCGCTCCCAGATCCAGCGATACTCGGTGGACTCGCGTTTCAGCTTATCGAATAGATCCAGAAGACGTGACGGCTCAAACGGGTCCGCCTGCGGAGCCGCTTCCAGCGAGGGCTCGCCTGTCAAGCCTTGGATCGGATTCGTGCCGAGCATCGAGCTAGGAATCATTATCTCTCATACTGCGGCATGCCAAGCTGCTTCGCGATATCTTCTCCGACGTCGTCCCACATAGATGCGAGAGAATCAGGGAGATTCGAGGGTTTGGCTTGGCGAACAATTTCAGGAGCCGGGAGATCTACGTGGTATGCGACCTTCATCAGCTGTGTACGTTCCATCTCCAGTGTATTGACCCGGACACGGAGCCACTCGAAGTTAGCTTTGACGGTCAGGAGTTCAGCTTTCAGAGCATCCCGTTCAGCGCGGATACCAGCCAGGTCTTCGCGGAGCGCGTCTACAGATTCTTTCGATATCTTGAACCAATCAACGACCTGTGCCGGTACCCACATAAATACTTAGCTCCAGAAGTCTCCGACGACCGTTTGTTTCTCTTCGGGACGCCCATCAATCCGACGCATACGCTCAATCGAGGACCGCATTTCGCCTGGAAGCTTCGAGAGGTCCCGAGGCTTATCAGTGGGCTCTACGTGCTTCGGAAGGACGGGCCACGTCATCAGGGCGTACCGGAGACAATCAGGCAGCTCGTCATCCAGCTTGAAGACCTTCTCGGTACGCTTCTGGTCATCTTTGCCGGTGTTCTCCGCGTAGCGGTACGAGTGCATCTGGCTGAGCGTCAGCGGACAGCGCTCTTGCACAAACCAGAGCTGTTTGACCTGAAGCCAGCTCTTGACCCGCTCGGTCCCGGCAATGACGTCATTCTCGGAGCGCTGACAATGTATCCCGTGTTGGGAGAGTTCCAGAATCTGCTGCCGTTCATTCTTGTTGATAGCCCATCGGGCGGTCTGGGACCCAGCCAGCGACTTCAGGGCTCGGGCATGCTCGATAAACGGGCGGTCCCGTTCCAGATACTCACCAATCACGACCAGTCCGCCTTCAGTGGAGACCAGTTTGACGGCCCCGAATGGATGGTCTGCGCCAGTGTCGATTCCAATAATGATCTGGCGGTCGGGCGATAGCTGGGGCCACTCAGGGATCAGCTTCTGTATCGCATCAGTGGTCCGAAGGATCTGCGAATCAACGGTGCCACCGTAGACCGCGCCCGTGAAGATGACGAAATCGGCTTCGTACTCCTGCCGATACATGGTATCGGACATCTGGGAGCGTTCCCGGTCGAGGAACTCTTTGGTAATCCGGGGATTCGCGCTCTCGGATGTCCGAGCATGTGCAGCCCAGTAGCCAGGGAGTCCTTCCTCGGCGGGGCGGTAGAGGTCCTTGTAGACCCAGTCAAATCCGCGAGGAGACGTCGTGAAGAACGCGACGGTATCGCCCGCAAGCGATGGGCGGATAACTTCCCAATGGACCTTGGAGAGTTCGGAGACTTCGTCAATCCAGAGCCAGTCGAGCCCCTGACCGCGCCCCTGGTCCGGGTCGTCCAGGGTCTGGAAATGAATCAGCGAGCCGTTCTTGAGCCGAAGGTCGAGATGCTCAGAGTTCCAACTAGAGACCCAACTGTCGGGGATGAGTTCCTGGAAGGCCGGGATAACGTAGCGGTGGAGCTTCGGGTTCGTCGGTGCGCATGCCCACCCAATCGAGTTGGGGATAGTGGCTTCCTCGGTACCGGCGATGGAGCCTATCCGGCTCTTACCAAACCG